GTGTGTAATCTTTAAAAACTTGGTTTGTAAAAATTCCAGTATGCAAACAAATCTTGTTTCTTTTATTTGTTCCTGGTTGGGATAAGTCAGTTAGTAGAGTGTCGTAACCTTCTTGGGCAAGAAGTCCCGTTTGAACTTTAACTGGAAGAGGCATACCTCCTGGATGTTTATAATCAACTTCTTTATATATGTTTTCAAACTGAGTGTTTGTAACTGATAGCTTCTCATTTGTACATTCAAAAAACGCTTCAATATTTTCTTTATTATTTTCTTTCCATTCTTGAAATTTTTCTTTTGAATCAAAAGCCTGTTCTGGATCCCACCCCGGAAGATGGATATCTATACATTCATTAAGCGCGGATTTGGTATAACTAAAATCGCCAGCTAGTTTTAATATTTTCTCCAAAAACACTTCTTGATTATCCGTCGAAATCTGACTCCAGTGATATTGCTGTATTGGATACACATCATTAATTGACACTTTTATTGGAGAAACTGGTTGTTTTTGCCCGCCCGGTTTCCACTCTTCTATCGCAGATATTTGCTCTCCACCGGGATATGTGGCGCCTGTTTGTTTCCAAGATGGCGACTTTTTACACCTGGTCATTTTATACATCGACATATTTTTAAAATTTGTATCGTACAGAGGTGTGAAATCATAATTTCCTTCTTCATCATAGAAGTCTATTTGGTCAAAGCCTCCGCCGATGCCATCAGCAGCAGCTGCTTGATACATCGTTTGAATATGACTGGCTTTTAAGTATCCCGTTGCTCCTGCGGTTTTAAATAAAAGCTCATAAGCCTTGGTGCCAAATTTTTTACAACCAAGATCGTCGGTGGCGCCGTGGGGATAAGATCCCTTGTCACCATAATCATAATCAATGATAAATTTTGCGTTATAGTCTGGCTTTCCGATTAGTCCTGGTGTTTTCTCTGGATTGTAATCTTTCCTGTTTGTATCTCTTTTTAGGCTATTAACTTTTGTTTGTGTTCTAGCATATGGTTCTTCGTCTAGTTCAACTCCGATACCCATCCATTGAGCAAATTTATTTCTGTCATATTTTGTTCCCAATAATGTATTGTATGCATTCCATACGTCACTCATCGCTTCCGTGCGGGAGGAACCCTTGGCGGATGCGTAGAGATCAAATGACGTCAACCAATCATTGGCGTCGGCGCCGGCGTCATTGATTTGTTTTGCGTAACTTGCCATCATCGATAAATTGTTGCCAAGCATGAGTGATGTAAGTCCTTCATTATCTTTGTCATGAGCATAATTTGCAATAAACTCAGCGGCGCGGCCGTATTTTTCTCCAAAATATCCTGTAACTAATTCATCTTCAACTGACGTCGTACCATCAAAATCACCTTTTGTGTTGTTATCTAAACTAGCTTCACTATGTATAACCAATGGCAATATTGATCCTGGTGTTGTACCTTCTTCAAATTGTTTATACGCGGGGTCGCGATAGCCCATATTAAATTTAATCTTATATACGTCTTCATCGGATGGATATTTAATATATCTCGCGATTTGCAAATTATAAATTTTTTCTTTGACGTCGGCTATATCTTTAAAACTTTGGTTATGCAAATCTGTTGCAAAACCTACTAATCCAGTTCCTTCGCCGATGGATGTGGCCTCAATTTCTTCATATGTTAGAGGTATTACAAAATGAGGTACTTTTTTGCCAGTTGCTTTTCCTTTTTCGTCTTTTACTTGACGATAAATGCGATATGATTTGTGAACTGCTGGAGTCCATTTATTTTCGAAGGCAGCTGCATCGAAAAATTTATTAAAATGCTCTTCTAATTTTTGAAAAGGGATGTCTCCTTCGCCGCTAAATGGATCTGCAGGGATCAATAGATTGAGACGGATTCCCCATTTCATTTCTTTATAAAAAGTAGTTAAGGGCAAAATATGTTTCCCAAAATCATTTAAGACGAGTTCTGCGTCGTCGGCGCCGATGTCCTCTGCAGATTGCGCGTGTAAATGTTCAATTAAATCAATTGCAAAATCTTTTAATCCCCTCAATGATAAAATACCACGCTGGGTATCTCTTCTAAGATACCCCTTGATGCCGTATGCGGATTCCAAGACCCCGTCCGGGCCAAAAGCCTGATCAAACATTGTTAATGGGAAATTATCATTTGGTTCTTGAGCTGGGTTTCCTTCTTGTTCGCCCACTTCCCAATCAACCAGCCTAACATATGGTTCTATGACAAATTCACCAAATCCTAATTTATAATCTTTGGTATTATCATATGGGAATGTTTCAAAGTCAATTTCATTGCCATTAGCGTCAAAATACATCACTTTGCGCAGCGCGGGATCGCCTACGGCGCCCTTATAAAGATCAATTTCAAACTCTGATTTAGAAGCCATACTAGAAACAGGAGGAGATGTTACTTCTTCATCCAAGTAATCAAGCATAAAATAACTTCTTGGGGTCGTGTCTTGTCCGAAATTGATTCCAGAATTTCTCAAGAACCCAAATTTTAGATCATCAAAAAAGATTTCTTTAAGAGGTTTAATTTTTTCATTGCCCAAACTAAACAAAGAATTTATTTTGGCGCCCATGTCATTTATTTCTAAAGAAATCAAGTGTTTAATTAACGTTGTTTCATCATTAAGAACTTTATTTTTGGAATATTTTTTTTGATTTGGAGAAAGCGAAGACCATCTTGATTTGGCTAAGTGACGACACTCAGTTAAAAACATTGCTCTAAAAATTTCTGGATCTTGGTCTCCTACATATGTTTGTATGCCTATCAAGAATTGCCTTGCGAAGAGTTCTTTGAACATATCATTATCCATGATTTCTTCAAAAACATATCTGTCAAACAAAAAGACGGATCGTAAAAGCATTTCTGCTAAATAAGTACGCAAAATTAATCTTACAGTTCCCTCCATCATGGCCAGCTCAAAGGCGCCGTTAGATGAGGCAGGCTCTAATTCACTTTCTTCGTTGGTTTGTTCTTCTATTAAAAGTTTCTTGCGGTGATAAGCATATCTCTTTACTACGTCTTCTTTGATTTTTTCTAAATCAATTAAATCAAAAGGAATTTTTGCAGGGTCGCATAATGTTTCTGTTAATTTATAAACCTCTTTTGTATCAAAAAATTTAGAATATGAAGTATATTCACCAAAAGCTCGAATTAAATTATTTGTAACCCTTGAAAAAACATATGTTTCTAAAATTGATTTGACCTTTTCTATGGATTCTATTATATCATCAGGTGGTGAAGTATAAATTCCTCTTCTTTGCTCAAAAATATTTTTGTAAAAAATGTTTAAAACATATTTCGAAAACATCCTTGCTTGAGGTAAGGTGTTTGCAAAAGCGCCAAAATCTTTTAAATCCAAAGGAAGATTTTCTGCTATATTTCCTAATAATGGATCTTTAATTTCCGGGAATGCATCATCTGTCTGATCCTTGAAGTTGACTTCTTCAAATATATCATACGGTATTGTAAGATCTTCTAAAGAACACGGATCTCCATAAGAGAATGTCTGCACTTTTTCTGTTCCAAAAATCTCAGCTGGGTTGGTGTACAATCCAGATTTCCAAGAAAACATAACATTTTCATTATTTATTACTGCGGTTGTGTATTTGCCGTCGACGGCATCAGTGATCACGGAAGTCATTGTAGCATGATTTTTAAATGGATCTAGCACAACATAAGTGGCGTAATTCATTGTATATAAACCATATTCATCTTCGGGGGCGTCAACTGGGTCTTCTATAGTATTGATACCCATCACGAACGCAAAATTTGCATTAGGTTTTGATTCTAGTGGTCCGTCGGCGTTTTTCGGTTCAATATAGGTATGATAAAATGCGTTAAAGGACCAAGGAGAAAAATCTAGATAAGGAAATATATCCAATTTTTGTTCTTTCGGAGAACTTGGGTTGTTCACTCCGGCGATTTTATATACTCTTTCAATTGAGTTCTCCTTCTCTCCGCGGAGGCCGGCTTGCAATTCTGGATATAATTCATCTTCGAAATCCATTGTTACTTTGTAGTTCTCGTCTCCGAATCCAATGTCAGCCGAACCCTTATTAACATAATCTGCTAGAGCATTCAAATAATTATCAAATGCGTCAGATGCTTTTTCTCCCGGATCAAGACTGCCGGCCAAGGCGCTGAAACCATCATATACTTTTCCAGTTTCTTTATCCTGTAGCGTAACATTAAACTTCATAAATATAGATCTAATATTTTTTATGTCATAACGATATGACATCTCTACAGAATCCATAATACTGTCTCGGGCCGTTGCCATGGCGTTATCTAAGAATGGTATACTATCTGGATATGGTACCAGTGCATGATCGATGCCAAGCGGGTTTGGTTCTCCGGAGAGCGCTCCATTGTCAATGGCTAAGTCTGCTATTTTAGAAATATATTCATTCCTAATTCTGTTCTGTTCTTCTAGGGCCAAGATTGCTTTTGAAGACAAAATTTGTAAATCTTCAGACATATCTTTAATGTCGCATGAGTCTTCAATAATTTTTCTAGAAACAATTGAATTAATAAATAATTCCAAATCTACAGAGGCGCCAACAAAATTAAAGAAAGAATTAATTGATTGTGTTGAATCTAAAACTTTATTCAAAGAAGGGTATTTTTCTTCAATCAAGATTAACATCTCTTCCAATAAGGCGGTAGTGGCATTTCCGGAGAACAGCACAACTAATTTTTTTGAACTATAGCTTAAAAGAACTTTATATAAAAATGATTGAAGTTCGCCTAATGCTAGTTCTACAACTTCCTTATCTTTTGGCTTGAGTATTTCAACAAATCTTCTTGCCTCTCTTAAGATCTTTGTCTTATTAACGTCGATTTTGTCATATTGGTCGTCTTCGATTCTGAATTTATCGACTCCTTCAAACTCATATAAATCTTGATTTTCAATAGGACTTGTAGTAACAACAGAGGGAAATGCAATTTCTATAATGTTTTCAGCTTCTTCCGGGTCGGGCTCTGTATCTAAATTAAATAATCCAACACCAAATTTTGCAAAATCTTTCGCGGCGCCGTCGTCTAACTTATTTATCTCTGTCATAACAGCTTTTCCAGCTTCTGACATCATAAGCTCACAATTTAATTGAATATATCTAGCTAGCCACTTAAACGTTTGTAAAAGAGACTGATCTATTTGCTTTAAAATAGCGGCAACCCATAATTTACCCAGTGTGCCTAATGGATCATCAATTTTAAAATTTTTGAAAAAATTAGTTACCTTTCCTAATCCAATCTTTGACAAGTCTCCTGTTTTAAAGAAAGACATTAAATCTAAAATATATTTCTCTAAATGCTTGCATAAAAATTCTGGATTGCAATGAGACGTTACTAGAGTTGATAATTGTAAATTATAATTTGCACAGAGTCGTGTAACAAGCCTTATTTGTCCTTCTTTTGAGAAGGCGCCTGCGGCTATATAACCATTTAATTGGTTTTTCCATGATTGGAAATCAGCTGGGACTTGAGGTTGAGAAAGAAAAGATTGGTATTTAACCACCTCTCCCGTTTCGCTATTAGTGTCTGATACCATTTGATCGAAATTTGTTGATTTGATTATTTCTTCTGGTAGTTCCTCAATAACATAATCAATAATTCCAAGATTTTTGAGTGCAGTTTCTAAATTTGGTTTAAGGGTCGCAATAAAACTTTTAATCTTTGAATGAATGGCTTGTTCTGAGTTAGCAGCTGGAGACATCATAAGTTCAGCTAAAATAATATTTTGTGATGTTACAGCTGGAACCATGGTTGATTTTGAAATCAAAGCTAGTGTCACCATGGCGGTTATAGTTGGAGTGCCGGAAATATTTCTTTGTGTAATCACTTTTTTAATTGCAAGATAGTGATTATTTAAAAGTTGTGTTACTGTTGCAGGAGAGATACCAAACTTACCTGGCATTTCTTCCAGCAATTTCTGTAAATTGTCAGAGGTTATTCGACTAGTCGATTGTACGGTACCAGGAATAATAGTTGAGATATATTTATCTCTTTCTTGTCTTGGAGTGATCGCCCACCACTTTGCAGCATCACGAAATGCTTCTAACGAAACAATTCCTTGAATTCCTAATTTGTCTTTTAAGAGGGAATGAAATCCCCATCGATAAATTTGACTATACTTTTCTGTGGCCAACTTCGTTTTGGCATCAAATAAAGATCCGTGTTTTTTAAAGTCCTCCTCGGTGAAAGCATATTGTATTACTCCCGGAAGCTTATCTGGTGGCGCCGTGCTGAGTTTATAATTTAAAAAAACTTTCCATTTATAAACCGAATCACCAGAAGAATAAACATTTTTATTAGTTCCTTTATCTTCTGGCGTAGCCAAATATGGTATTTCGTCTTCTGGCGTGGTGGAATCTATTTGGGCGCCGGGGATCATGGATAATACTTGATCATCATCGATATCGCTGCATTTTACAGATGGTGTCTTGCCACCAAGTGATGAACCTGGTTGTGGCGTTCCAACAGGAGTGCTTCCCATATTTAATGCATTATAGAGTTGAGTTGTTTTATCAAACCCAGGGTACCATTTTGGATCTGCAAAACGTAAGACGTCTCCCAGACCAGTTGTAGCTTTATTTAAATCAAAATCTTTAGTTGAAATCTCTGAATAAATATCCTCTAAAGCTTTTGTTGTCCACTCTGTTACTTCTCCAGTTGCTTCATTGAGATTCATTAATACTTCATCTCTAATCTTATCCCACGGAAGATTTTTTAAAACAATATTACAAAGTACTTCAAATAAATCATCACCTTTTAGGTCATAGCCGGCACATTCGAAGACGCTCTTAAGCCAAACACTTATATTTGTTTTATTTAAAAGTTGTTGATATAATCCTTTTGGTCCAAAAAACGTTTCTGATCTGAGAATCATATTGAAAATGCTTTTTGATTTAACAATATCTCCAACAAATTTATTGGTTTCTGCAGAAAATATTGAACCTTTAGTTTTGCTTAAATTCTTTCCTTCTCGCTTGATTAGCGCATTAATTGTTTTATCTTCTTTTGCTCTATCAAGCGGAGATTTTGGGCCCAAACGGAAGCGCGCAATCTCTGTAAATTCCTCTCCGGTACTAGGTACGGAAGGCTTTGATTTCATTTTTATTTTAGGACGAGGTTCAAGATAGTGTTGGTTAAAGAAATCATTATTATTAAATATGATAGGGACGGGATCAAAAGTTTGTTTACCTGTATATCTTGCCAAACACTCGCTCGAAGGAGGACTTGACCATGTCTTGTGTAATGTTTGCATATGCTTAAGAAAGCTAGTCCTTAAATTTATGCCGGCGGTCTGTGACTTTACTGCGGCGGGTTCGATAACTTGGCTTCTTGGCCATGCAGGATCGTTAACTGCTGATGCTCTGCAGAGATCATAAATTAACTTATTTGTTGATCTATTATTATTTTTAGATTTGAATTCCTCTAATCCATTTTTAAATTGATAATATGTTCCATTAATTGGAGTTTGTTTATTATAGATAATATCTTTAATAAGATAATTTTTATCAAAAATAATATTAAAATGTGAGTGTTTTGCTGGAGATGAAATAATATCAAGATTATTATCTTTGGCTAATTTTTTTAATCCAGATGTAAATTTTAATATATAGTCGGATTCCATTTGAAAGTCAACATATATCAAATCTACATATTTCATATACTCTGATGAATATCTTCTATGAAATACGTTGACAAATATATTCCCCATTTCTTCGATATCACTTAAAGAAAAGCGTGTAGTTATATAATTTTTTGGATCTTTAGCCCCTGTAACAATGTCGTCAAACGATGGTCCCACTTTTTTAGTAAACAAGATGCACTGTAAATCAGTAGCATTGCTTTTTGTATATGGCTTAAGTGACGGCCCATCAGGTATTTTATCAAATAATAAAGCGGACACGGATAAAAGCACTATAACTTTGTTGTTTGGTCCGTCGACTTTTTTCTTTTCCTGAATTTCCATTTTTGAAAAGGCTTCATTTAGAAGTTTCTTATCTTTTTCTTTATATAAGGTACTTCCAGAGTCCTTATTCATCCAAATAAATGGTTCAAAGGCACCGATCTTATTATAATTTTGTAGCAATTTAGAGAAAGCTTCTTGTTTAACTGCTGCATTAAACAAGTTATCATTTTTTAACTGCTCGTTTGTGCCCTTGTAGGTTGCTTTTATTTTTACAAAATATCTGCACTTCTTCTCATCTTTTATAAAATCTTCCGCGGATTCTAAATTATATCTCGTTGGCGGGGTGGATGGATCGGGAGGAGGAGTAGATGGTGAAGTTGTAGGAGGAATGGAAGGGACAACGGGTGGATTGGTGCCTAATTGGGCTAATAAAATAGAATAAGATATATAACCCCAATGAGCATATGGGGTTATTTTTTCTTGAGGATTATCTGATTGGGGAAAGTGAGTCGATGGATCATCAACATTGGACCAATTATGCGCAAAATTATGAGGTTTTTCTGCATCTATAACAGCAACCAGAGCTAGAGGACATTGAGTTGACGGCTTTTCTCCACAAGCAGCAGTCTCATCACTATAAGTAGCGTACTCCATAATCTTAACTTTATATTCTTTATTAGAGTCCCATACGATGCCCTCGTCGGGATATTGTTTGATCAAAGTGTCTCTATTGAAACTTTTTTTACTTCGATGAGTTTGGTCTTTTGTTATTGGGAGCCACCAAAATTGTTTAAGATTTTTAAGTGTGTACGTTGGCTTACTATTAATTTGTTTTTCCAGCTGTTTTATTACTTCACTTTTTTTATCTTTTGCTTGCAGCTCTTCATAAATTGAAGGATCCATCACGAATCCTTCTAAATATTTTTTGTTAATAATTCCAACGTATTCATTGATATAATACATATCGCCGGTGCCGCCGGCCAGCTGAGTTGCTAGCTCGGGATAAACAATTTCTCCTGTTTCTGGAACTTCATATTCTTCAGCGGAACGTGCGTATACCAACCTAACAAGAATGTAATCTTGATTGATTATTTTATTACCATCGGGGCCGGTGACTGCAATATTTGATATCAATTTTACGATAGAACCGGGCATCAGATAGTCTTTAATGGAGCTATCTAAATTTGTTAATATAGTAAATGTCCCTGGGTCGTATACTGGGGTATTTTTTTCTATGATAGTTTGAAAAAAACGAAATGGTACTCCGGGCCAATTACTATTATCACTTATCGCTGCCTGAGCCGTGTCTTCTGTGACTCTAAATAAAGTATTAACTTGATATTTTTTTTGGTTTGCCATTTTAGATAATTTTAATTAGTTTACGTTGTTAAATTTGCTGTTAATGTAGCCTGGTTCGGCGCGACTTGTATAATTCGCTAACCACCCATTAATATTCATTTTCCACTTTGTTAAATCCGAGACATAGCCCATTAATTTTTTCTGCGCAGACATTCCTCCGTGCAAGACTGGGCGGGATGGTAATGTAATAAATTTTGCTCCTGCCATTCCCAAAGTAGCTGCAGCTTCGACACTTAAAGGAATATCATGTTGATGTGACATAAGTTTAGCATTAAATTCTATTTGACTTAATACTAATTTTGCCACAATTCCACTTAAAGTATCTAAATTTTCTGTTAGTTTTTCAAACGCTTCAATAAGCTTGTGTCCCTTAACCATCGGCTCTAATTCTTTAGTTATGTCCCCAGCTACGAGGTCAATGCCCTTTACAGACTCAATTAAACCCCCAAGAGAATTAGAAATTCCCATAGGAGAAGTTCGAATACTAACACCTTCTTTTCCTATAACCCGAATTGTATCTGCCTTAATGCCAATTCCAGATCTGGGATCCAGACTGGGTGCGCCGGCGTTTAATCCAGTTTCTTTCAAGCCAAATGCCTCATCTATATTTGTTTTCTGACTTAAATAAATCCTCGCTGAATCTGAAACCACCTGCCTTCCCGCAGGTGTAGATTGCGCTGAATCGTGGAAAAGAGGATCAAGTTCTAATCGATTTCCAGCAGCGTCGCAGTTATAATCTTCCGCATATGGGCCGCCAAGACCTACAACAATATCAATCTTACCAGATTGTGTGTGTCCTTTACCGCCGTAGCCAGTGTCTCTTGGTCCGTGGCGGTCGCGTCCTAAAATGATGAATTGATTATTATCATGACTATAGACTTTTTCACTTGAAGCGGCCAAATAATCACAATAGCCCTCGTAGCATTGTTCATTTTTAAAACCACGATATTTAGCCATGTCGCTCGTAGAATATTTTTCTACAATCTTTTTGTCTTCTTCACATAAATTAAAATTTACATCTTTCTTTTTTTGTCCAACCGGCATAATAATTTTCTCTATAGCACTGTAATTATTCTATAAATTTAGTATTTGTTTAAAACTAATTTTATATTTTGCAAAAAATTTATTCTCAAATTCTGGATTTTTTGAACACTTTATTGTTACGGGCTCAGTTCCCGCGGGGGCGAGATGTTTAGCAGATGTGTGAAACATGTTTACAGCAGTGCTTGTTACATATTTTCCAAAAGGTGTGGAATATTCTGAATATTTGCTTTCTGATATTGACTTATTTAATAGTTGAATTTCCCCAAAAACTTTTTTGCGCGCTGACTCTACAATATATAAGCAGTGTTCTAAAGTTGGTGATATTCCTAAGTAATTCTCTTTTTCTTCTAAAAATTGTTGCCATGCATCTTTTATCTGATATCCAGCCAAGGCTCCGAAATTAATGACATCGGCGTCGGGAGAAGTGCCCGCGGGATGTGTATTTTCCAATATAAGTTGCTTTCTAAAAGAATCAGCAATATTAAAAACTTTCTTACCAGCAGAAATGAGCATTTGTTTACCATCTAATGGATTTGGTACATATGATCTTGTTGCAAATAGTGAACCGTATTTACTTATATATGTTTGCAAATCAATAAAAACAGAAGATGTTATCTTTGAGTCAGCAACAGTTCCTGGTAGTATTAGTGTTCCCAGTGTCGCGTAATAAGCTTCGTCCGGGGTAAAGTTAAGCATTCTACAAAACATGTAATATTCTAGTGCTGCGGCGCCGTGTGCTCGGCCTGCGGTGATCCACGATCGTGATCGAATCCCAGGATAACTAATTAATCCATCATATCCACAAAGTATATTACCTTTTATGCTTGTTGAAATATCATTAAAATTATAAATATAAGGGGTTTTTGATGTATCTTTAAATTGAGGTATCTTAGAATTTGATCTCATATAATTGACAATAGCAGGAGATTCTAAAGGAATATCGTATTTGTCTGATAGGCATCTAGTTAACATCCAACAACTTTCCATACCCTCTTTGCTGCTTAATAAATATGTGTCGTTAGCTATTCCCAATGAAGTTTTAGCCAATATATTTCGTGGAAGACCAACATAATCCGAGTTCCCCACAAACAAATTCTTTCCCTTAATCAAATTTAAAAATGACGGTTTTAATTTATTTTTTATATTATTATCATTAAATGCATGTTCATATTTAAAACCAAACTGACATGTACTTATTCCTATAGTCAAAAGATTGTTACCCGGACAACTAGGCGCCGAGGAGTGATAAGCAACCATTGTTGGCTCAACAAATTCATGCACTCTACCGTTATGATCGATGCCATAATGTGTTGAGCAAGCTTGTTTCTCAAACTGCTGCCACATCAATCTTAAATTGGGCGCGCCGTCACTTAGAACTATTCCGAATAATTTGTTTTCTGATGATGCATTCGCCTCTTTGGCCTTCGGGTGGGTGAAAACTCGGGGTTCATAAAACTGCCTAATTTTAGTCCCGCCTTCTTCAACTACAGTTGCTTTCTGTTTCGGTGAATATCTAGTCTCGTTAATTAAGTAAGCAGCCCAATTGTTTTTCTGTGCACAAGATCGCAACCACGAAGAGGGCGCTTTTTTAACAAACTTCGTATCACCTATAACAAGATCTTGTCCTGATTCTGGAGGGGTATATCCTTCAACAACAGTCAGGGGCGAGAAGAATTTTGCTCCCCTCATATTGGTTTCTGTTAATGGTATTCTGTCATGTTTATAACGATCAAGTGCTGGTCTAAGATCAATGCCGGAAGCTTTTTTTCTTCTGTATGTGGCTAAAGAATTTTCTTCCATTGGATCATAGTAGATGATTATTTCATCGCCAACGTTAGGAATTCCATAGGTTTTTGTCACTTCTTTGTTTTCTGGTATGCAGCGAACTAAAGCCTCTTCATAAAGTCCAAGTAAATTTGCAGCGGAGGGTAAAATGTATCCATATAGTGCTGAGTGGATGTCTGGAATAAACACAGAAATGTGGTAATTTGGCATTTCCGTACCCACATTAAAAAGATCTTTCTTTCTCCCTTTTTCAGGGTTATTGCCTCCAGGGGAATAATTTTGTTGTGTTTTTGACTTATTGGTTATAACTCTAGCAACATAAGCGACATATTCTTTTTTTCCTTTTGTGAGGTGTGTTGGTTCACGCAAGGCATGAGATACTTGCTCGGCACGACGGAAAAGATCACTAGCTGGGCCCATATCTGCAGGGGGCATGTCATTGTTGTTGCCAGTACGTACATTGGAACCTGGCCTTCTCACAAGAGAAGCAAAGTCTTTTCTCATCTCATCGTCTGAGGCCATGACTACTCCTCTTGTTGTCCGATTAAGGAATATATCTCTTCTTTATCTACGCCAGTTAATTTAAAATTATCATTTGTTTTTTTATGGACCAAAGAAGATATTTTGACCAACTGTTCATTTGACCTTTGAAGTGTTTCTAAATACTTTGCTGCAACGTGGCCGACAGTCTGATGTCTTTCTTCTTGTCCTTTTAGATACTGCATCAAGTCTTGCAAAAGAGTCATGGCAATTGCTCTATCATTATTAATATTTTCAATTGCATCCTGTATGCAGTTGTTGACGTCAATCTTTTCTTTTTTAGATTTTTCCATTTTCCCAATCTTTTTTAAATTGTCTATACTTAGATCTTATTTTATTTAAATTATTTACGATCTGTTTTGTATTGAGACCAGTAATTTCTCTCATGTAAAGATAAATAGCTTTTTTATTAAAAATTTCTATTTCGTCAACACTTTCCATCAATATCTTAATTGCGTTTAAAACTTTCTGTTCCTTTTCTTTTAATTTGAGATTTTCCCATTTACCAATTTCTTTATTTAAGAGGAACCAAAACTCAAATTCTTCACGGTCTTTTTCATATGGATTATAGGTTACCATATATTTCTTTTCTACATCAACGGGCAAAATATCATATTGCACCTCTCTTTGGAGCATCTTTGTGTTTTTCTTGACCTTGTGAATAAACCAATTCTTAGTTATCACACTGAAATATGAAAACGCTTTTGATCCTTTCGATGGTTCAAATTTATCTAATATTGTTGTTAACCAAACTTTACACTCATCTTTGAGTGATTCAATGTTGGGTAAATTTGTAAACTTATAGGTATATACAATTTTATCAACCATTTGGTCAAACGCGGGGCCGATCCATCTTCCGTATAGTTCAGTTCTTATTTTTAAATCATCAGTTAAAGCGTAATTTACAATTGCATCTTCATGCTCTTGAGTAAAATACCTATTGCTCTTCCTCTTTTTCTTTTGTGTCAAAATTTTCTTCCTTTTCATCTTCTAGCAAATCTGGATCTACAATTTCGCCATCTAAATAAAATTTTTGTCTATACTCATTTATTTCATCTAAAACATTTCTAGAATGATTGATTACAGATTCCAGCGTCTCATCACCATAGAATAATTCTAATTGGTAAATGCCCTCAATGTGTTTTGTAAAATCATCAAATGTGCCAAACATTTCTTCAATATCATCATTAATGTCATTTATTTGATTTAATAAAGTTTTAACATACCATATAAACACAATATTAAGACATATTGATAGAAATAGTAAAAATGGTACAATACCAGTAAGTGTTATTACCAGCACACAATTAAAAAGTGCTGATGCTATTAATAAATATTTAATCATCTTCCTTATATTCGACGCGTTGGAGGCGCCGCTTTTCTTGTTTTAAATCCTTCTTGAATTCTTCAATAGAATTTTTAACAACAGTTCCAACTTTTTTCCCTGACTCACTAGATTTAGAATTTAAAATTGTTAATTTAGCTGGTATTTTATTTAATACGCATTCTTTTTCGCACTCGTCACGCTCCGTAGGTTTATGACTCATAGAATGTACTAAATCAAACACCTCTTTACATGTTTCGCATTCGTAGGTATAGCGAGGCATATCTTAAAACTCGTCATCGTCGTCGTAATCATCAATATTCTTTTCTTGTTGATCGACTTTGACTAAAGGCGGATTTTTGCAAAAAAGCTCACCGTCTTTTTCTAAAAAAACTAAATTACCTAAAATACCAGTAATATCGCTTTGTTCTAGCAGACATTTTTGCAAGCACATCATTAAAGTCCCCACAGCGTGGTTAGATAATTTCATCTCTTGAAAGTTTGTTATAGTCATCATAATCTCCTTTTATTCACTCACGGCTCGGCCTTTAAGATTTTCCCAATCTTTTCCGGGACGGACCTCTAAATTCTTTTGCCAGACGGCAGATAACACCAATGGATTGACGTCAGCTTCATTCGCATAATGAATCAAAGCATTGATATCTTTGGGGAAGCACGACCCGCCGAAACCTAAATGTCCGTCAGGTCCTGGTGTGGAGAGATGGGTTTTACCAATTCTCTCATCATAAAGAGCATACTCAACAACTTTATCGTAATCAATATCTGCTTTTTCGCAAATCTGCTTCATTTCATTTGCAAAGCTGACCTTTGTTGCCAATATACAATTTGTAAAATACTTAACCATCTCAGCAGTATTCGACCCAGTTTTAACAATGGGTATTTTTGGAAATGCAATCCTAAACATATTTTTAATAATTGTAGAGGCCGGCCGTTCCCCTCCGACAATAATCCTGGTTTGGTTTTTAAAATCATCAATACTATTTGCTTCTGTTAGAAATTCTGGGGAGAATACAACTTTCAAATTTGTGTATTGTTTATTAAACCTTCTTGTGGTACCAGGAGGAACTGTCGACTTAATAACAGCAATATGATCTCCTTTCGAAACTATATCTAGCTCAGATATAACATCTTCTAGTATTGACAAATCACAGGACCCATCTTTCCTCATAGGTGTTGGAAGACACAAAAACAGTATGAAAGTCCTTTCACACAACTCTTCTAAACTAGTACAAGTTGATCCCTCTGTTTTAAATTTATCATAAGTTTCAACTTCAAAAGTGTTTTTTAATCCCTCGCGAAGAGCGGTGCCGACAAAGCCTTGGCCAACAATTCCTATGCTATCTGTACTAGGATAGTTCATTTTTAAGTTCCTTAAAGCAATTATTGATCCCCTCTTTAATAGAGACGCCGGCTTGCCAACCAATATTGCCGAGTTTTCTTACTTCAGCCAAAGTTGTAGAAACATCACCAGGTCTTGGTTCAACATAATCAAAATTAACATTCGGAAAATATTTTTGTACAATTTCCTTAATTTCATTCAAAGAAACATTTGTTCCCGTTCCGATATCATAAACATCTCCAGAAAAATCATATCTATCAAAGTTCATTGCAAATATGTTAGCATCAACAGCGTCACTTACGTGTAGCATATCTCTTCTCTGCTTCCCGTTGCCGGTAATATAAGGCACTGTTTTATCTCTAATTGCTTGCATCCAGTTTGCAATTGCCGTTCCATATGAACCGTTAGTTTCTTGATCTTCTGAATATACATTAAAATATCGTAATGAAACTGTATCTAGTTTATAAAGCTTAGTATAAAGACGACATTCTAGCTCTGTGACCATTTTTTGAAGGGCATACGGGCTTTCTGGTCCGTGACCATTACCGACAATTGATGATGAACTAGAATAAATAACCCTTTTTGCTCCGACTTTTCTAGCAAAATTAAGTACATGAGAGCCAACCATGATATTATTTTTCATTGTTAACACTGGATTTTCGACGCTGTAAGCAACTCTTGGAAAGCATGCCAGGTGAAATACATATTCTGGTTTAAAATTCCAATAATGAGGATGAAAATTACCGGCTGCATCTTCTGCTAATCCCTGTATTGTATTAATATCCTTACCATATTCTTCTTGTAGATCAATTCCTTGAACCTCGTGTCCAAGATCTTGCAATTTTTTAAACAAATGGGCGCCGATATAGCCCTTGTGTCCTGTTACTAAGCATTTAGCCATTTTTTTCTCCCTTTTTCTTGGGGGTTTTCACCACATCTAATACCTTTTGCCAAGGATTTTCAAGATTTTTATTAAAATATAGAGCGTGATCATCGATATAAAAACTCGCTGGACGTTTAATATTCGTCACTTCTTCGAAATACTTAGCCATATCGTACTTTTTTAACCACTCATTAATGACATCAACAGGTCTAGAAGACACAATAATCAACCTAAAACCGCGGTCGAGGAGCGTTTCTAGCGCCTCCCTAGTACCTTCATTCGGGCCGTCGTAGGCGTTTTGAAGCCCTTGGAAGCCTTTCGAGTACTTGTGCACCACACCGTCGAAATCTATAGCCAGTGTGGCTGCTTTATAGTGATTATCTACTTCTTTCATGATATCTCTCTTAATATAAATTGTTCTAATAGTTTAACAGACTTATCTACTGGTTGTTTAGCAGTATTTATAACCAAATCTGGATTAGTGGGTGCCTCGAAAGGATCGGATATACCAGTAAAGTTATAAATTTTATCTGGATGGCCATCAGGAAGTAGTGCTTTTTTATACAATCCCTTAACATCTCTTTCAATTAACACGTTCATCTTGCATTCAACATAAACAGTTTTTAAATTTTTATTTTTATTTACCAACTCTTTTCTTATTTCATCATAAGGATTGATTGCTGCTATAATTGTGATTACATTATTGCGAGATAATACTTTGCTTACAAAACCAAGGCGACGAATATTTGTATTCCTATCTTCTTTTGAAAATCCCAAATCGCTGCATAGATTTGCCCTGTATTCATCTCCGTCAATTATCTCAACTAATAATCCTCTTTTCTTCAAGCGCTGGGAAACAAGTTTTGTCAAGGTACTCTTTCCTGAGCCTGACATTCCGGTCATTTGTATGGCCAGACCTTTGGTTTTACCCCAACGAATTTTATCCCAAAGACGCTCATGAAACATGTAAGCCATCAACATGCAAAGATGATATAAAATTGCAATATATGTCATTTGTTTTAAAGAGCCAGTTATCGCATATGTCAAAGCTGAAAGTGTGATAAATCCTAAAGTTTTCCAACTTGCTGCTTTTAATATATTTCTTTTTCTTGTGCTAATCATTGTTTCATTCCCATTCTAGATGAATATTTTTAATTCCTTCTTTTTCTATCCTCTCTCTTATCAATTTCATATCATTTTGTGAAGATGGTACCTTGCTTTCATGAGTCTCAACAAATATTTGACCAATCTCATTAATGAGTCCAGATTCAAATAAGTCGTTTAAAATATCTGCTTCGGTACCTTCAACATCAATTTTTAGCATCCCCACAGGGCGATCTAAACTTTTGATAAAATCACTAATACCCACCATCTCTACAACCATAAAATTGTTTTCATCAACATTATGCTTATCTGGTGCGGTCGAACACCCTGTAGAATATTTTATTTGATTCTGGTTTGCTTTTTTGTGAAAATATAGCTTTCCTGGTCCTGATTTTGAAGAATTTGTAACCGCCTTTGGCAAACATTCAACTTTAGGATTATCTGCAAATCTTCTCTGTAGAATGTTGAATGCATAAAGATTTGGCTCAAATGAATATACTTTTTCAAAGCCTGCTTCTGACAGAAAATGTGTCACCTCTCCTATATTCGCGCCACAGTCGATAGCGACAGATCCGTCTTTAAATTCAAATTCTACTTGTTCTCCTTTATAATCGTCTCCGTAAAACAAATTAACTTTTATCATTTTATTATTTCTCCCTTGAAACCATAATGCTGCGAACTGCTTTTTTCCCATGAACATTATTAAACAAATTGCATGCAAACTTAATAGCGTCTTTTTGAGGAATATTCTCGTACAGGGACCGAACCCAGCCATCAGACTCAATTTGTTTTATTGGTTTATAACCAGCATCCCTAAAAGGAGGCAGAGTTTTAGAAGGAGTCCCAACCAAATACTTTATTTTAAAACCAATATCATAATATTTATTAAGAATTTTTGCGAAGTTGTTATTACTATCATAATACTGTGGATGCACTTCTAGAAGGAAATGTGTTTCTCCTTCATTATTTTTAAAGTATTCATAACCGCTTTCGAATACCTTTACTTCATGTCCCTCAATATCCATTTTAATAAAGTTAGGATATTTTCTTGTGGAACAAAATGTTTTCAATGTGAAACAATCAATAATTTCACGTCGGACACTATGCCTTGTTTTTCTAACACTATTAAGATTTGGGTGGCGCGCAATCCAAAATTCACTCTTTCCATCTTTATCAGTTATAAGACACTGTGTTTTTTCACATTTATTCCTATATCCGTTTTCGGCCAAATTGATTTTAAGTAGGCGTAGGTTATGAGGATCTGGCTCAATCGCATAAACTGTTCCAGAATCACCCGAATTTCTTAACATAAACATCGTCGCATAGCCTATATTAGCGCCTAAATCAATGCAGGTCATACCTTCCCCTATAACAGTATCTAAAAGCTGCATAAACATGCTTTCTCGGGCGAATTTGTAATCTTTACCTGGAGTATTAGCGTTATATAAGGTTGAGCCGATGCCGCCGTCTGAAATATTTAAAACCCAATCAAAACCATCCACCTCTTTTCTATAAATCATCATTTTCCTTGTTATCATCATCATAAATGTATGTAATTAAACTATTTTTCATACACTCTTCAACATATTCTATGTCTTCTTTACTTAAAACGTTGTGATAATTATTATATTTTCCGACGCGGACGCGTCCAGGTCCATGTCCAAAATTACCTTTGTAATTCTTGAGCAAGTTTTCACCCACACCATTTTCGATTTTTTTCATATTTTCAAAAGAACCATATTCAATAGAGCTTTCAATATATTCTTTGGTTGCTGGTATCTCAATTATTTGAGCGATGGCAGATAGGCATGTGGCAGGATCATTGTGCAACATATAATAAGACATTATTAAAAAGCGATTAAAATTACCACCCTTTTCAGCCCACTTATTATTATATTCAATTATCTTATTTATTCCATAAACCTTGCTTCTAATAAAATCACTTATAGTGCCGTCGTAATCGTTAAGGCCGGAGAGGCCACTAGTTGTTAGCTCTTTATAGTGTGATATGGCTACATCAGCTGGATGTCTGTGGAGGAAAACAATATTTAAATTTTTATAATCCTTTTTAAATCTTTCCTTTATTTGTTTATAAGAATCGTGGAGGGCTGGAAATATTTCATATTTTTCATTATTTGCTTTATTATATGTCTCATTCATTAACTTGGCCAACATCATTCTCAACCAAGTTCTTCCAGATTTTGGATATGATATTAAAATAGTGTTTGGCTTAACAAAAACCAGCCCATATTTATTTTGCAGTCTTACTATTTCTTTTTCGATAAAATCAGACATTTTTATTTTTTCTTCCCGCCAGAACGTTGAATGTGTGCAGCTATCCAGTGAGCATTTTTTAATTGTTCTATATTCATATAATCCCTCCAGTCTGGTATATTTTGTGGGATATTCCAATTTTTATCATAGCAAAATGTTAAATATTCACTAGCAGGTCCTGGTAATAAAAAGACGCGGCCTTTATAATTATACTTCTCTGCCTTATCATAATAAAACTGTTTTGGATATTTAAATAATTTTGTTTGAATCATACCTGGCTCGTCTTCTGTTTCATAAATACCTTGAATTTGTATTTTAATTTTTTTATAAAAAAGAGACATTTTGCTTGATACATCTCTTTTTACGGCGCGGACGATAAAACCATTTTCAATAAAAAGATCTTTTATTTCGTCGAACACAGCTTCATAATCGCTAGCGATTGTATGAATATCGATGTCATCATCCCAAGGAATAAAGTTTCCGTCTCTGTAAAAACCTAGTGCAGTTCCATAGCATAACCAATACTTTAAGCCTTTTTGCTTTAGGCAATCATCTACTTTAAACAAAGCTTCGGTTGCATTCTGCTCATCGAGGCCCGTGTCATCGAATAATTCAGTTATTAAATTATGCCATTCTTTTTCTGAACAATTGCTAATATGATATCTATCTTCTTTACTAAACATTTAATCTCCTTATTTTGCTGCACAATTCTTTTACAATTCTCTTGATATGCGCACTTGTTTCAATGTCTAAATTCACTTTTTTGATTTTTTCTATTCTATCTTTTGTCACTATAATTGCTTAAGTTAGTTTACCACCGCACTGATTTTCATCCCAACGTCCGGATTGAATTAACTTTTTATATTTTCTATTATACTCTTCCGGATCTCTTTTTTTAACAATATTTAAAAATTCTGTTTGGAATTTTTCTATGGCTTCTTCTAATTCTTTTGGATCGATATTGGCCAACATAATCTTCGATTTTGTTGTGTCTATTTCCCGAGCAGTTTTTTTAGTGACCTTTCCTTGTTCTAGCATATTATGATATAGTTCAGATCCAGGAATCGCAGCTGCAATAAAAGTAGAAATACTAGTAAAATCCAATTCTTCTTTAATATATTCAAATCCTTCTAGGATTTCTTCCAAAGTTTCTCCAGGCATTCCAACAACTAAAGTACCATGAGTAAAAACATTTAATTCTCTGCATTTTTTAATCAAACCCGGTATAGAATTTAAATTTACAGGCTTGTGGTGCAATTCTTTAAGAGTTCTGGCGTTGGCACTATCTAAAGATAGAGTAATTTGATACATACCAGAAGCTGCCATTAGATCAATTATTTCTTCAGATAATTTGTTTATCATTGTACCATTAGGTGTACACCAAAGCAAATTTTCTTCTTTTAATGCTTTAAATTTCTCAGAAGCATACACCATATCATAAGTCAAATTATCATCTGCAAATTGTAGCTCATCAACATTAAAATTATCTTTTAAATAACGAACTTCTTCCATAATATTTTCAATTGATCGTTTTCTATGCTTCTTCCAAGTATTTGTATTGGCACAAAAAGAGCATCCGACTGGACATCCTCTTGTCGTCAACATTGGGAGAACTCTTTCTCCTTGTGGAACTGGCGAAAAAGGAATATTAATCTCAAAGTATTTTTCCATTGGTAACATATGAAACGCCGGAAATGGAATTTTATCAATGTCTTCAATGTTGTCTATTTGTGGGTTAATAAACAATTCATCCCCTATGAAGCCAACAAGACCATCAGCTTTTTTATTTATTTTTCCTTCTTTTAAGTTATCGATGAAATCAACAAATCTAAATTCGCCTTCGCCTCGTACAACAAAATCGACTGTTCTTTTCTTATTGAACTCTAGATCTAAATCTATTATCTCTCTTGGATATATTGTAGGATGCAATCCTCCGACGACGACCAAAGAATCTGGCAATGTCTCCTTGACAACTTGTGTTGCTTCATACAAATTTGGCAGATCCGTCGAAAATAATACAGACAAACCAACAATATCGTACTGTTTTTCTTTTAATTGATCAACAATATCTTGCGGAGGTTTGCCATATGTAACCAGATTGCCGCTATATCGCTCCGTAGACCACCCTTCAACGCATAGATCGAGCATTTCCACATCAATGCCCGCTTTCTCTAGAGAAGCCGCTACATAGCTAATTCCCAGGGGTGGAATACATCTCTTTTGCATATACTTTGGAATAGTAATGCATGGACCGATTAAGAGGACTTTTGGATTCTCAATCTTCTTGTAATCAACATACTCAGCTATACTTTCTAAAAATTTAGATTTTGAAGTCTCTCGTTTAGATGCTAAATACTCACGAAGTTCATTATTGCCTAAAGTTTTATTAATTCGGCCCCGAACTTGTTTCGGGGCCCCATGGATTGGAAAATTAATTTTTTTAGGCATTTGGGTTTTCCTTTAAAGTGCTTTAATCTCATTCCACACATCTTTCGTTTTACTCTTAATATAGGCAATAGTTTCAATTTGTAAATAATCTTTCTCTTGAATTTTTGCAAAAACATCTTTAGAATTAAAATTTAGATGAATTGGCGGGACGTCTGGAATTTTAGCCCAATCTTCTCTAAAATTATGGTATCTAACAATATGTCCTTTACCCTCTTTTTGTGCCTGTAAAGCATATTTGGCGCCATCGAGCCAGTGTGAGAAATCTCCCATCCATGCATCAATCCATTTTTTATCATTTGGGCCGCTAGCGTCGACGTATTTTATTCTTCTTTGTCCGCCTTCGAGGCGCCAGCCACCGCCTGAATATGAATTAAAAGCGAATATTGGATCTCTAATAAGGAAAATTGTCTTTTCCTCAATTTCATTAAGAAATCCTAATCCGCCCCATGTCATACACAGAAGCATAATTTTTGAGTGATCGAGGCTTTTTAAGCCTTTATATGCAACATCAAACATTTCTTTTTGAGTTGATTTTTCGTATATAGCGTTGGGCCCGATTATAGGATCCATTCTCTCATGAAATATTTGAGATGGTGTATGAGTTGCTTTTTGTTTTCCGCCGTCCGGTCGAAGGCACACTGACCAATTTGAATTTGTGAACTGGTTTGCGACATAACTAGAGCCAGATCCTCCCGTGGAGCTTATAACAATCATCCTGTTTCCTCCAAGAACTCTTTTACTATATTAACAAAACTTTCTGCATATTTTTCTTGTGTATGATTTTCTGCATATTCCATACCTTTATTTGTAATTTTTTTCAGTTCTTCTTCGTTATCCAAATAATAAGAAAGTTTATTAATTATTTCATCGTCTGTCATCGACATATCAATCTCAATCATAAACTCTTTAAATTGATCTTGTTGTTCCCCCGGCATGTCGGCAGCTAGTGCAGTTCCGCACATTGGAATTTCAATATATTTCCCAAACCTAGATCTTGGCTGCCCACTACATGTTACACATATTCTAGCAGAACTTAGTTGTTGTGCATAAAAGAAACTATTTTGATCGGAAGCAGCATTATATAAATTTCCACCTGGGTGTCTTAGAATATTACATTTATATTTCTTGTTCATTTTAGGAAGAATATCTTTCGCTAAACGTATTCTCAAAGGATAATGATTGCCCAAAAGAGATTTTGTAAAAATTGCTCCAGCTAAAAGAATATCATATTTTTTTGGCATGCCATAATCTCTATAAATCACTTTTTCGGCTGCGTGTGGAATATTATAAAGCCTTAGAGTTCGATCGATTCTCTTCATGGAATACATCTTTTTGAATTCGTTCATATCATTTTCATGATGACATATAATCAAATTTGATCGACTATCAAATATTTCTTTGTTTGTCCAATCAACATCATACATTTCATTATAACGAAGACACTTTGGAATATTTAAATCTCGAAATTTAACTAAATTTAAAGGCTTATATGCAACAACTATATCAGGCTTGGATCCTTTATAAATATTTTTAATATTTTCACTGACTGACTTGTTTTTATTATAATCTTTCCACTTGGGGCCGGACCATACTAAATTAACATCTTTTCTTTTTCCAATAGCTCTCATTCCATGAAATCGAACTCTAGACATTTTTGTGTCGTATATATCCTTGTCGCATAGATATAAAATATTCAACATTATAGATACTCTTCCTTAAGTTTTTCATAATATGAATTAACAGGATATTTTATATCTTTATCTGCATTGTTCCGTCTCCACATTTCATTCCAGAGATGAATTGCATAAGTTTTCTCATCAAACTTAATATTTTGTTCTGGATTTAAAACTAAGTTCCACATGCATCCCGGAATTGGACAAAACGTTTCTGGTGGTTTAACGAAGAAAGACATATTATATTTTTCAACCATTTGTTTAACCAGTCGCGGGCCAATTTCACCCCAGACGAGCATCTCTCTTTTTTTTTCCATACATGTTTCGAATGCATCCAAGGAAATCGGATTGCCGGCAGGCATTTTAATAATACACGACCCAACATGTGTATTCCCCTGATTAAGTGGCAGCACCTCCTCAGAACAAAATACAAATGGAGATTTAAAATCAAATTTTTTAAGACACACGACATCGGTATCAACCCAATACCCACCCTTTTCAAATAACAATTTATACCTGAAGTAATTTGAAAAGGCTGAGTAGCTTTTATGGTCCTTGTACATAAAAATCATCTCTTCCGGAAGAATTGTGTTGCCGTCTTTGACCTCTACACCTTCAGGTATACCTTCCACATCAGAATATGTATATAGATGTACTTCGTGGCCGTTCTTAACAAAGGAACTTAGGCTTAATTTTTCCATTGTCGATAATTTATTACCAACCCACATTGTTTGGATTGTATCAACCACCGATCACCTTTTTCCAAAATACGTCGGGTCGACCCTTGAGATAATCCTCTGTTACTTGTAAATCATCTGTATTGAACCAATCTTCTGTAACATGTTGCACATTTTCATTTAATTCAAGTTCACAGTTTAGTAATTTAGCTTCAATCACCAATCTGGGGCATGTGTCGGCGCCAGTTGGCAAGAAACACAACCCCTTTGATTTGGCTAAAGTTACCAATGCGTCTTTGTAAGATAGTCCGTGCATCTTATCATATTCTTTATTGTTTTCAACACACCACTGTTCAGCTTCTTTAGAGCCTTTAATCCATGATGGTGATGATGACACAACCCATTTATCTTCTTTTTTGTTATATATTTCTCTCAATTGTTTAATCGTGTCAAAGAACTTATCATCGAAAATCGACGATAAGACAACACATTTAGACTTTTTAAGAGATTTAATATTTTTTAAATGCACATCCATTTGGACTGAAGACATGAAGAACACATTTTGTGCTCCGGACAGGAACTTGCCCACTTCTTGTCCATGATCTTCCCCTGCACAATTACACGGCTCACCTTCTAGGGTCTCGTGCAACTCTAAGTTTCTGTATTTACAAAACTTATAATCAAATTCAATCACATTATAATTGACTTTTTCTTCTACTACTTTTTCAATTGCATCTTTAGAAGCTTGCGTAAAATTGCCGAAAACCCATGTCTTATCTTTATTTCTCTTAACATATTCTACTGTTAAATCCGATGAATTAATTTGAATGCTTTCTTCGGATACTTTGTCAATTAAAGTCTGCAGACTCAATTCTGCTCCACCCTGAAGTTGGTTTGCGAAGAAATCACTTACAAATACATATTTGGCGTTCTCTGCTTTCGTAACTCCATCTCCTAAGATCTTTGTTGCAAAATCTAAATTCTGTTTTTCTTCAGTAAAGTTCTCTAAAATGTGTTTTTGTAATTTTTTAGCTGCGGATTTGTGTCTTCCAATATCTTTAAAAGCATCGCGCAACTTCATCTTATACGAACCTTTTTCCGCGAAAGCCCACTGAGCGTCAGTATCAATAACTCCTGGCCAAACAGCACGTTTTTTAACTTCTTTTAACTCATACGCCACTCTTGAAAACATTGGTTTGTTTTTTGTTTTGCCTTTTTTATCTTTCACTGGCATATACAAGAAATCTAAATGACCACTCCAATTAGTTGCAATAACTGGCAGTCCATTATATGCAGCTTCGAAAAGAGGCAAGCCAAAACCCTCTCCATGAGTAAGGGACGCTATCGCCTTGATTTTGGGATGAGTATACAACCCATTCATCTCTTTTTCTGTCATATATCCATGTAATAAGTGAACTGTGCACTTGGCATCTGGAAATCCCTTAACGATGTTTTTTAATCTGTCAGCCATATTCCATCTGTCGACAATACAATTCTTAGCTAAATTTGTCTTTACAACTAAACCAACTTCATCATTCTTAAATTCATCCATAAACCACTTTATGGTATTCTTAAGATTTTTTCTTGGACCCCATTGAGCCACTACAAGAAAATTAAAATCATGTTTTAATTTTAAATCTAGTTTTGTTTTTTCCAAACTTTTAACTGGGTAGTGTACCACTTCTACAGGTACTTGACATTTCCAATCTTTTACTTCTCGGTTTGTCCTGGTGTCTACCACATCGTATTTTGTTTTATCAAATCCTTTTTTGGCATGTTCTGATACAACAATAATTTTGTTCATTATTTGTGATTTCTCGATCCACTTCCTGCTAATTCTATCAGTTTCAATTCCAGCAGTCACACCAATGTTAATTGGAGCCAACTTTTCCCATTCATTTGGAATTGTTACTTGAATAGAAATATCCATTGGTCCACGTTGTTTTTGGATATGCTCATGTGTTTTCTTAATAAGAGAATCAAACCACTCTCTTTCCTCTGTTTGTTCAAACTGCCAATTTGTTTTCCCCCAGTTAACGGCAATAACATACAAATCAAATATATCTTCATATTTCCTAAGAGACCTTAAAAGAAATCTGCAATGTTCTCCGTAACCGGATTGAGTTAAAACTGGTCCTCTAATTAATATTTTTTTCTTCATTATGCTGCTGCTCCAATTTCAATTAATTCCCAGGAATTGTAGCCTTTTCTTGTATCCCACGATCCATGACGCTCGTGAACATCTAATAGTAGCTCTTCCCATCTTTTAGTATATTGATCAAAATTATAATTTTTTATAACGTGTTCGCGGCCGGCTTTTCCAAGGGCTTGACGATCTTCTTTAGACATATTATAAAGTTTAAGCAAAGCATTAACTACATCTTCTTCAGAAACTCGATCTTCATAAATCCATGGAATTTCTTGTGAACCAATAATTGCTTTAGAAGCTGGCTGAATTCCAACTCCAAACCAATTTTTACCATCTGTTACTTGTTCTTGAAGTCCGCCTGTCATATTAACAATAATTGGTGTTTCACATGCCAAAGATTCAAAAGTCGACAAACCAAATCCTTCAGCGTCAGAAACATTAATGGTACAATCTGCCATATTATATAAAATAGCCATGTGAAATGCTGATACCTTCTGCTGAGAGAACATAACCTCTCCGTTAATCAATCCCAGACTATGAACGATTGCTTCTAAATCTTGTCCATGAGGGTCTTTAACGTCGGTGTGCATCAATAATTGTGCTTTATCGTGCCCCACTTTATCTAAAAATTTCTTAAACCAATAAATTAAAGAGCCACTTTGCTTACGTCTGGCGTTTCTATTATTCCAAAAAATTAAAAATTTACCATCATTATTTGAAAAATGACTTTCTCTGAACTGTTGTACAGTGCTTTCATCAATTTTATCGAAAATATTAGTGTCAACTGAATGTGGTATATAGTAACTCTCAACTTCCGGTGAGACATTTTGTACAATATCATGAGTTACTTTTGATATACATGCAATAACATCATTTGATGTGTAGGCAGCTTTATTATAAGTTGGATAAGGATAGTTATCCCAAACATGATAATATACCATGGGAGCAACTGGGCGGATTTCATCTTCCATTTCCCATAACCAGCCCCAAAATCTTGGGTCTGTCATAAACCAAACAATGTCTGGTTTTTCATTCCTCATTAAAGTTCGAACATGTTCTGGAGTTCCGTATCCATCAACAGGCATGATTACCCAATCATCTCCGAAACCTTCAACTTTTGTTATATTATAATCAAGGTGCTTCATCGCACCGGCCAAACAATAAAAACTAAATTTGCCTGTTTTTATCAGGCTTTCAATCATGTATTTTGTTTGAGTACCAACTCCGGATGGACTTAGCGGGTGATCACTCAAGACCAATACCTTAATTTTCTTATCCAACTTTTTCTCCTTAAAAGATTAAGTGCAATATTCTGTTTTATAGAATTCACACCTCTTGCAAGAAAGACGGTTTTTGAAGTAGTTCTTGCGCTTTATATTATACAACACTTTGTCCAATAAGTTAAGCGCATTTTCAGTTTTACGATTTCCGCTAGTTACGCGGTATACTTCAACGTTGTCTTTCTTTGCAGTTCTTTTAAGTAAGGCAAAGTAAGTTTCAATATTTTTAGGGTCGATATTATGCTTTTTAGCAAAATAATGCTTATAAAATGTAAGCTGGTATGTAGTCATTGGATCAGACTTTCTTTTCATGTCCCAACCCCAAGAACACGATTTCCAATCGATTACGTGATATTTACCGTCTTCAGTTTTAATAACTAAGTCGATAAATCCTTTAAATTTACGGTCATGATTTTCAATAGGTTCGTAAATCTTTTCTTCAACAGAAATAACTTCAAACTTTTCGAAGTTCTTCTTTAGTTGAGGCAAGATTAAATCAACTAACATATCACCTTGTCGACGCATATCAGACACCATTTTTGTGTCAATATTCTCTTGGATCGTCTTTGGTAAGTTGTTGATTTCATTAGAAAAAGATAATTGAAAAAGAGACTTCTTATCTTTAATATCTTTAATAACAATCTTCTCACAAACAGTGTGTAAAGCAGAACCAAAAGCAGTATATAAATTACCTTCAAACCCTTTGAGTTTATCAATGTAAGTTAGCTTATGATAATAAGCGCATTGGTTCCAGTTTTTAATTTCCGAAAATGAAATGTGAGACATGTTTTACTTCTTTTTTCTAGAAGTCCTTCTTGTGCTCTTTGTCGTTGGCCGAGGAGGACTTTTAACTTCCTCTTTTAACGTAGGAACCGTTTCTTTTTTGTCAACTTTTAATGTTGGCGCAGGAGCAGTTTTTGGTGCGGGTGAAACATTTGCATTTGAAGCTGATCGCAGGGCAAAAATGAAATCTCCTTCATAAACAGAAAATTTATTCATTAAAGTGGTATATTCTAGCATCTTTCCTAAATTATAACCTTCCTGTTCTAGTTTTTCTTTTGCTGATCGCCAACCATAGTTCACGGTCGATTCGCTTTTAATTTCACTCTTGGTTAATTTTACGTTCAAGGTGACTGTATTGTTTTGTTCAGTAATTTTGAATTTCATTGTTTAAATCCTCCAACTTATTATATAATACTGGACTAATCTTGTTTAGATTTAGTTTTCTGCCTAGATAAAAATCTTCAAACCCATCTGCAAAGTATTCACGTAGTGAGGTGGCCGCATATGGCGAAGCAAAGATATTCTGGGCGAATATTCTTAATTTTTGATATCCTACTTTATCTTTTAAGAAGAAATCAAATTCTTGATCATATTCAATTTTTGTGAAGTCATGATCATCGACAACATAATTTTCATATTTTAAAACCCTTCGAAGAACAGTTCTTTTTCTTAAAAATTCATCTTTAATCTCATCATCGCCATACACTTCTTCCCTGAATCTTTCTTCTACTAAATGAGCTACTTCGTGAACAATATCATCGATCATATCTAATTCATTACTTTGCTGGCTGGTTATGTATAAAGCTCCGTCTTTTACCATTGCATTGATTTTCCTTTCTTCAAATTCTGGAGTATGTCCAACATATATAACGTCAACTAGATTCAAATAATAAGACGGAACGTTTGTTCTCAAATAAGATATTACATTTTGTATATTAATGTTTTCTGGTAGTGTTTCTAAAACGAATATGTTAACACTTCTTGTTAACCTATATTCGCCTATCTTATTCACACTTTCACTTTGAGAGTTTTTTATAAACCTAGTTAAGTTATTCCTCGTCATTTTGATCGTTATTATGTTTTTCTAATTGCTCTTGATATAACTTTTCCCCTTCTGTCATATCTTCCATAGCTTGATGATAACCACGAATCCAATTCTCTTCGGCCAGGGGCAAAACTAATTCTTCAAATTCGTTGGCTAGTTCGTTAACAACCATTTCTAGTGTAACCTCATTACTTTCCGGCTTAACTTTATTGCCAACATATTCGACAATCATTTTCTTTAATGGAGTTGCATCATCTTCTACCACGGTTTCTTGTAGCAAAGAGTTGTTAGTTTCATCTTTCACACTCATAATTTCTCCTTTTATATAATATAATAACAACAAAAAATAAGTAAAGTTAATCACAAAATTTTAGCTGCTAATGTAGCAATCTTAGATCGCTCACCTTTTTGTAGTGTTACATGTCCGGATATATCATATGTCTTGAATTTTTCAACTGCATAAGATAATCCATTTGACGTTGAATCAATATAGACATTGTCGATTTGTTCAATATCACCGGTGAGGATAACTTTGCTTCCTTCTCCAACTCTTGTAATAATAGTCTTAAGTTCGTGAGTTGTTAAATTCTGAGCTTCGTCGATAATAATAAAAGCCTTTGATATTGATCGACCTCTAATATAAGTAAGAGCCTCGATTTCTATTGTTTTATCCTCAAAAAGATGTTCCATATTATCATGTTGTCCATTCATCAAGAATTCTAGATTATCTTGTATAGGCATCAACCATGGTCTCATCTTTTCTTCCATTGTACCAGGCAAAAATCCAATATCTTTCCCCATGGGCTCAACCGGACGAGAGACAACCATTTTTTTATAACGACCAGTTTCTACTACTTGCTCTAAACCAGACGCGATGGCCATCAAAGATTTACCAGATCCGGCTTTGCCAATAATTGTAACAATATTAATGTTCTCATCCATTAACAAATCTAAAGCAAACTGCTGTTCTTTATTTCTAGGACGCAAGCCCCATATACCATTTTTCTGATAGTCATTAACTTTTCTAACTGGAGTATTATAATCCGTAAATTTAGCAAGAGCAGTTTTCTTTTCATTTTGGTTAGAAACCAGCATTACAAACTGATGTGGTGCTAATTTGATTTCTTCTTCATCAATATAAACGTCCTCACCAGCATAAAATTGGTCTACAACTTGATCGTCGACCAAATGAAGGTTGAACCCAGTGTAGAGCTTCGAAGTGTCTTGAACAACCCTTTCAGAGGCATAATCTTCACATAATACACCTAAAGAATCACACTTGACACGCATATTGATATCTCTAGAAACAACAATAACCTTTCTTTTGGTCGTAACTTTTTCAGTTAAAGCAGTACATATAATTTGGTTGTCTGAATCGTTTCTATCTAAATCTGGTGGAAAATATTTAGAATCAAAACCTTTTACAGAGACAATTCCAAGCTTTTTTCTCAACCTGACTCCTTTGTGCAAATTACCACTTGCCCGGAGTCCATCCAAAGTTCTTATAATTCCTCTAGCATTAGAACCAACACCGTCATGTCGTTTTTTGTGTTTGTCAATTTCTTCGAGAACTTTAAGAGGAATTATGATGTCGTTGTTACCATATCCGTATATCGATTGATGGTCTGTTAACAGAACATTTGTATCGAGAACATATATTCTTTTCATAAAAATTTAGCCTTAATATCAGTAATTAGTCTTTTACATCATAGTTACTAGTATGAATTTGAAAACATTGAAAGCTAGCTTACTAGCAATTTTAGTTTTTTTTACTGTTTCTTGTGCACACAATAGTGTACTATCAAATCCATCTAAAGTAAAGAACACTTTTGTAAAAATGGATGTAATGATAACCTTGGTTAAGACTGTTGATGGTTATAACCAAAAATTAAATGCTGGATCAGTTGCATCTGGTGCTGGTGTTATTTATAAAGGACAACCTCATATTTTAACAGCAAATCATGTTTGTGATTATTCTGATATTATCGGGCCCGCAGAAAAACTTGGGTTTACCCCCACCATTAAAATATCTGCTGTCGATAATTCAGGTGAACAATATGATTTAGAGATTGTAAAACAAAATACAGAAGGTGATTTATGTCTATTAAAAGGCAAAAAGGAGAGACTTAGCATCCCTACTTTAGTTTTAGCCAAAGATCCGCCAGAAAAAAATAAAAAATATTTTAATTTTGCGGCCCCTGCAGGAGTATTTAACCCAGGAGTTGTGCCGCTGTTTGAGGGGATGTATGCCGGCATTTTTTATGGAGTGTATGCTCTTTATACAATTCCCGTATATCCAGGCTCATCCGGCTCTCCTATAGTTAATTCAGATGGTGAGTTGGTTGGCATGGTTCATTCCGTACATAGAAATTTTCATCACGTTTCTTTTTCAGCCACACATGAACAACTAAAAACATTCTTAACAGAAATTAAAGAAGAATCTAAACTTCACCTTCTTGGACTTGATTAGTTGTTGGCTGCGCCGTGTCGGGCATTACGGATTCTATCACGGCCAAGCAATCTCTAGCTTCGGTTAGTATTCGTACTTGCTTTTCAACTTCACCAATTATATCAGAATGATCAGCAATAGCAGCGGATTTGTTAACATATAGTTCAAGAGTGGCCACTGCGGTTGATTCTTGTGCTTTAAAACGTTGTCTAACTGCGTTCAATATTGATAATGCGCTCATATTTTACCCCAATAATAAATTTTTCTTTTCTTTTAGTTTTTTGTTAAATTCGGTGAGATCTACTTCTTCACCTTGTAACTCTTTATAATATAATTCCCCCAAATAAGGGTAGCGCTCAAATACTTGACGCATCGAATTTAGGTTCTCGTTTGTTTGTATTTCTTTTACGAGATTTTGTACTTTTTTTGACATTTTTAATCTCCTTCTCCTTTACAAGAGCTGGGTCCTGACGGTATTTTACAAGAAACATTCCATTTGATCTTCTACGAATTTTTGTTTGCAAATTATTATTTTCTTTAATTTTTATTACTTTTTCTTTCGCTAATTCGTATGTGTTAAAAAACCCGGCATTTGTCCATGGGTGTCCTTCAACAACTTTTTTTTCTGTCATGGTTTTCCTCTTTTGAATGCTTTTTCAACTATTAAATCAGATTTAATTTCAGCAAGGTGTAGTTTAAGTGATTTAATTAAATCTTTTAAATATAAAATTTCTTTTTTTAAACGATCGTTCTCTGAAGCCAGCTCTTCTACTATATCATACATCTTAATTATAATTAGTGAATTGATTTATTTCGTTTTTGCTTTAATTGATTCTTCTAGGCTTTCTGGTGTTTCACTTAATACATTTTCCACAAATGTATTTTGACATTGAACATATGAGTATCCAATACCTAAAACGAAAATAACTAATGATAAAATAAAACCAATTTTTAATAAAGTATCTCTTGTTTTATAACTTAATTTCATACGATTTGAAAATCCTTGTTTCCTCTAAACTCACGGAACCACGAAGGAACTTTACCTTCTGGATATCGCATGCGAGGTTTGCTAGCATAATATTTTCTATATGATAACACAGGATTATCAGTCTTGTAAACCTCTGGCATTGCCATTCTTATTGGTGTTGGTTTATCTGTCGGAAATCGACTGGCATCATATAATTCTACAATTTTTTTGAGAACTGCTTTACATTTGTGAATTTTACCAAAGCGCTCATGATATTCATCGATCATCGATGCACAATGTTTGACTAAATTTTCAAAGTTATCAGAACTTTCTGCGGCCCACAGACACGATGGATGTTTTGGATTAAAAGAGCGATAAGGTGCGTTTATTCCTTGCTCATTGAGAACTGTTGATAAGATTTGACAGCTTTCTAAAATCATTTTAACAACACGATAATTATCTTGAGATTTAGCAGAAGCAATCCAGTCAACTTCACCAGTATTAATATTACCTTCTATTGCAAATATATTCATGTAGGTAGTATACATACTTTTTTAGCAAAGTCAATCAAAAAAAGCTTTTTTTCTTAAAAAACATTTTTTCATAGATGCTTCTTTCTTTAATATCCACAATAATTCTGCGTTGCTATAGCCTACAATAATCGATGTATTATCTTTTGTTTCGAATACAAAAGTAGGAACTCCATCTAATTTTTTCTTATCAAATTTTATTTTGTCCGCAATATCAAATAATTCTTGACGATCTTTAGGATTATCAAAGTTTTTTTCAATGAATCTTATTTGGTTTCTTTTAAGAAAATTTCTGGCCACGTCACAATAATAACACTCAGGCGTTGCATAAAGTGTGACTCGTATTGTTACGTAAATTTTTCCGCCTTTTATTAATGATCTGTATTTTAATTTACCAGGAGTGCAACTATTTTGTGAAAAGATAAAAGTCAATACTGCTGCATATATGATATACATATAAATAAGATGACGGTATTCTTTTATAAAAGCAATAGTTTTCTTTAAACGAGGATTACTTATTTTCATTCAAATACCTTGTTAATTTTTCAGATAGTGTTAGTGGTTTAACTTCGCTCAAATAACTTCTTAATTTATTGGCCAACGATTCTGTTACTGGCATTCCTGGTTGCCAACCATCGTCTCTATCATCTGCTGGCTTATGTGCCTCTACTTCTTGTTCTAAAGGTTTTTCGAGATCTTCTGGTGTCAACTTTTTCCAATATGCATTCATCTCCGCATGATCACGTTGCATCATGGTAATAATCTTTTTGAATCTTTCTGCATCACCTATTCTCAAAGGATATTGAGTTTCAATACCCGTAAACATTGAAATATATGATTGATCTCCTGGAGATGTTAATTTAGCTAGAATGTAATTTGCTCTTTTTAATGCCTGAAGTAATTTTTCACGATAAGTTCTAGCTCCATCATCATATGTAGCTCCGCCTCCGGTTTTCTCTTTCACAAATTCAGCTATGTTATCAGCCATTTGTACAATTTGGTTAATTTGATTTTGTCCTTCTTTTGTTTTATTACCATATTGAACATCCAATGTTTGAAGTACATCGGTAATGGCTTTAAACAGCTTATCAATATTCTTATCTAAATGAACAAAGAAAGCAATAATAGGTTCGACTATTTCAAATTCATCTTCATCATCCAAAGAATAATGCATTTCTTCTACATCAACATATACTGGAGTTTGGCCAGGAACTTCATCTTTCCTTCGTCCATGTCCCTGCATCGGGGCTTTACGCTGTATTTCACGCAGTTTTAGGACAAATCCATGCAAGAGGTGGGCTTCTATTGCTTGAGGCGTTATAGAGCTGTTTTCTTGCAGATCTAATTTCTGTTGATCTGCATTGGCTTTAACTATTGCGTTAATCTCCGGAGTTAGCAAGTCTATAACTTGTCTTGTGAATAGTTTCGATTGCACTAATCCATAACGATTATTGGATGTAGCAATTAATCCTCTTCCGCCATATGCTTCTCTCATTAATTCTAACAAGCGGTTCCTAATAGGGCCGACAGTTGTTTTTGGGGCTCTGTAGGTGTCGACTCTTGCAGGAAAGTCAACTCCTGTTGGCTTGTCTTCATCATCGACTTTGAGGCTGATGTAGTGTCCTTCATTGTCGTGAGTTATTTCGAAATGTTTGAATTCTAGTTCGCCTGCGGCTAGTTTATTAGTTAATGTTGTTGCTGCAGTTGGATTAACATAACCACTTTCTGCAAGATAGTTATATATTGAAGCTTTCAGATTATTATAATCTTCCGAAACCGTTTCCATATCTCCAACAAATTCTCGAATTTGGTCGGCTATACTACCATATATGCCGGAAGGTTCAAATTCTACTCTTACTTCTATGGTGTTTCCAACATCGTCAATATCGACTTCCATTATGCCTATACCAATCTCGGCCTCTAATATTTCATGAATTTCTTGAGCAATTTCTCCTTTCTCTCTCCAGTCAGATGGCAAACTTTCTTCACCTTCTATAAAACTAAAGTTCATTCCGCCGCTATAATATGCATCTGGTTCATCGCCTATATCCATATATTCATCGTTTTGGATTTCTCCACTAAAATAAAATCCTGATTCCCCGGTTGGTCCAACATCTCTAAAGCGAGATACATCATATTCTGCATTTTCTATTGCATCGCTTATATCTCGAAGTTCTGCGTGGAATCGCTCGTAGTCTTGTTCATATTCGTCACCTTCATCGCCAAATTCTTCTTCGCTTCCTCGATGTGGGGCTGTTCCTGTAAAATTTGCTCCATAATCTTCGAACATTTTATTGAATAAGGATGAAGAAGATGTATCTGTGTAAGATCCACCTGTTCTGTAAAACATACTATGGAACTTTGGATCTATTTTTCCAGAATTCTCATCAATGAAGTTTTCCCAAATAGGCTCTTGTGATTCTCTGGCCCAGTCTGTTACTTTTTTTACAAAGCCGGGAATACTTGTACCATAAGTTCTTTGCTCTGGTACTGCAAAATCAAAGCCTGATTCTTTTTCTGTAAATTTTCTTAAACGGACGCGGGCAACGGGTTCAATTCCATCGATGCCGCGATCACGATCTTCAAATATTTCATCGTCAGTTATATCAATATCTTCCAGATCTCTTGTTTCAACAGCATATGCAATTGGTCCGTGTCCTTGTGCTTCTGCTCGTGCGCACTTAAAATAATCGCTCC